TGTCTTTCCAGATCGAGCGATGACGAGCGATCTGACCGACGCGCTTGACGCACGTAGTGTTTATGATATTTCTATTCTTGACGAACCGAAACACCAAGGGTCTTGTACCCAGCTGAGGCCACTATCGTGGGTCTTCTCCTGCCACAGAGAGACTGCTCCGAAGAGCTTAAGGTATGATGTTGACCATCATGCTAGCCCGGTGGAAGCACAACCCTACCTCTGGAGAGAGGAAGTAGTTTTGCGTCCGGACCCTGCCCGTTTTACTACCCGGCATCGGAGACCTGCGTTTAGACAGACAAGTAAGCTGTACCCCTGTTTAGCCTCTAGGATGAGAGAGTTGGTTTTGAATGGCCTAACTCGCCATGAGCCTCTTTTACTACCTGGCTCCGGAGACCCCTGTTTAGACAGAGAGATACGCTGTCCGACCATTGCTAACGCCCGTCGGTGGCGGTTGATTTTGTTAAAGCGGTCTTCCTTCCGCTGAGAATCTAATCTGGCAGTGATGGTTCTCAAGCCACCCCAATCTCGACCGGTCTGCTGACCTGCCTCCGACTGCCGTCTGTGAATTAATCTCCATTAGTCACTACAGACAAAGTGATCCCGACGCTCCAAGCTCACCACAATGATTGTCTTTTGACGGACTCTCATTGCTTTCTGACCACATTTCCGTCTACGTCCAGACCCCTTATATAGCGGGTTCTTTCGATAGTACGGACAGGTTCTCGGGTGCATGGCCAAGCATAAGCTAGATTGTGAAATCGTTTGACGGATTTCACAGCCTAGTTAGAGGCTCAGACGGGCGATTGAACTCAGGAGGTGACCCAAGTCCAAACCTAAACGGGCATTGATCTCGGCCTCATCAGCATACAGCCCCTCTGTGGAGGAGAAGCTGTGCTTGATTCGCTAGTTGAAAGCTGAGAGGTCGACATCAAGGTTGAATCCCGATGGATTGTACACAAAGCTTCTAAATTTAAAGAAGTCCTCAACAAGACGAGAGATGTGCTCTGACTTGAAGCCTTGGTACATTGCTTCTGCATGAATTCCGGGGGCTTTTCTGATACTTGCATTGGCCTTAGTGTAATAATGCTTCGTGCTCAAGGTCTTAAGTACGTCTCGATACAGGTTCCACTTACCTGGCTATCCTGATGAGCAAAAAGCCCACTTCGAACAGAAATCGATGTCGTACCACTCAGAAATCTAGACCACCTTGACGCACTGAGCAAGCCCCACTATCCCTTCCTTCGTTCGTGATGTGAGATGTAGAATTGCAG